TTAAAGTTGTTACTAAAGATGGTAAAATTGTAGAGAGAGAAAATGTTGAGTTAGAAGATAAACCAAAAGAAGAAGTAGTTGATAAAGAAGCCGATATCAAAGAAGAAGATGATATCAAAATGGCAGATGAAGAAACGGTAGAAGTTGAAGCTTTACCTGGCTCACCTGACCCTTTAACGGAACTACAATACAGAATTGAAGAGATGGAGAAGAAGCTAGAAGAAATGAAACAAAAGTTTGATTCAGCATATCCATCAGAAGGAGCAGAAGTAAGTTCTTTATCACCTAACCCATCATTAGAAATGGCTGCAGAGCCTGATGATGAAGAAGAGGAAGAAGAATTACCAAAATTAGATGGAGCTCCAGTTGATGTTAATTTAGCAGCAATTGAAATTAATAGTAAGAACTTTGGTCAAAAAGAAAAATCAATGCATAATTCTGTATTATCAAAATTATACAGATAATAAAAATATTTTAAAATCATTTAAAAAAAATTAACAAATGAACAATTTATCAAACAAAAGACTCCAAAAGTTCGCTGAGCCAACAATTACGGCTACAACGTATTCAGGAGAATTTGCGGGTCAATATATAGCAGCAGCTTTATTGTCAGCAAACACATTAGACAAGAAGTTAGTAACTATCATGCCTAACGTGAAATACAAAGAAGTAATCCAAAAGGTTGCTACTTCAGGTATCGTACAAGACGCATCTTGCGACTTCGTAACTTCAGGCTCTGTAACTTTAACAGAAGCTGTTATCACTCCAAAAGAATTACAAGTTAACCTTACTTTATGTAAGCAAAACTTCGTAGCTTCTTGGCAGGCATTACAATTAGGCTACTCAGCATTCGATGAAATCCCAAAGACATTCAACGATTACTTAGTATCTTATGTAGGAGCACAAGTTGCAGCAGCAACTGAAACTTCAATTTGGCAAGGTACTACCGCAACCAATGGTGAGTTCGGTGGATTCCAAAATTTACTTTCTGCTTCAATAGCAGCAGGTGGAGCAACAGCAGTATTGCCAGCATTGACTGGTTCAGTTATCGATTCAGGCTCAATCACATCAGCAAACGTAATCAACAAAATTGGTAACGTTTACAACACAATCCCTAACACAGTATTTGGTAAAGAAGATTTAGTTATCTATGTTTCAACAAACGTAGCTAAAGCTTATCAAACTGCATTAGGTGGTAACGCAAATCAAAGTGGCTTTAATACGCAAATGAACGTGGGCGAGAAGCCGTTTAACTATCAGGGTATTGAAATCGTAATGTGTCCAGGTATGGCTAGTAACAAAATCGTTGCAGCTCAAAAATCTAACTTATTCTTCGCAACCGGCCTTTTATCCGATTATAATGAAGTAAGAGTTTTAGACATGGCTAACATTGACGGCTCGCAGAACTACAGAATCGTGATGCGTTACACGGCAGGTACACAAATAGGTATCGGTCAAGACATCGTTTACTACGGAGCGTACTAACAAATAATTTAAGAAGGTGGGGATTAAGTTCCTCACCAACTTATCACAAACAAGATTAAAATCAAATAGATATGGCATGTAATTTAACATCAGGAAGGCAAGAGCAATGCAAGGAATCAATTGGAGGTCTGCAGGGAGTTTATTTCATAAACTACACTACGGGCTCTTTTGGATTTACTACTGGCTCTAATTTTGACGGGGCCAACAATGTTGTACCCGCAGGTTTAGTGAATAGCTTACCTTTAAGTTCATCTCTTTACTTTTATCAGTTAAAGGGAAATAGCTCATATACTACTACTGTAAACTCATCTCGTGATAATGGTACAACTTTCTTCTCACAAGAATTAACTCTTAATTTGAAGAAATTGACTAACGAAATGCATACGCAGTTGAAATTAATGGCGTATGGTAGACCACAAGTAATCGTTTGGACTAATAATGGAGATGCATTTGTAGCAGGTATTAAAAATGGTATGGATGTTACCGGTGGTACTATCCAGACAGGAGCAGGGCTCGGGGATATGTACGGTTACCAGATAACTTTAACAGGTTTAGAGCAATTCCCAGCAAACTTTATTTCTGGCTCAAATACAGTAACCGCAATTCCAACAGGAAGTTTAAATGGTTCAACTATCGTATACAGTTAATTAGTATATAGAATTAAAAGATATTAAGGGGGTAACGCAAGTTATCCCTTTTTTTATTTAACTATAATACCATATATTGGTGTTAATAATAGATAACAACAATCTAAATACAAGATAATGCTGTCCTACTATATTAGTCAATCTAACCAATATGTGATTCGTGTACAACCTACATCATCAGCACAACTGACTGTTAGTTTGCAAGATATGTACACATTAGAAAATCTTACTGCTTCATTAAGTGGTACAACCTATGAACCATACGAAAGTTATATTTCAGCAAGTATGAGTATAAGTGGTGCTATTGTAGGTTCTCAATATAGAGCTCAAATCTTTTGTTCAGGCAATTTAGACCCAATTTGGAATGGTTCAATACAAGTCTACCATTCTCAATCAACAAATACAGCAATATACGAAAACCAAATACCATTAGATGGTAATGAGGTATCACATCAAAGTGAAAACAGATATATAATATTACAATAATATGAAACAAATACAACATTTTGGAATTGTAAATACACAAAACAACTCTCTTCCAATTATTTCAGAAGATACTAGAACAAGACACGCATGGGTGCCATTCGGTGTTTATGGACATGATGATTTTTTTAGTGCAGTAACTGCTGCATGGAATGTATCTACAACTACATCAGCGTGTGTTGAAGGTATATCTGATTTAGTATTTGGTAAAGGATTGTATTCTAAAAATGAAGTATTTAATGAAATACTACAAAAGTTAATTCCACAGGAAGAAACAAAGAGAGTAGCATTTGATTTAAAGTTGTATGGTAATGCAGCATACCAAGTATATTGGGATGATACGCATACAAAGATTAAAAAGATGTATCATATTCCTATTCACACACTTCGTGCTGAAAAGCTATATGGTGAACCAAAGATTCAAAATTATTACTATTGTACTGATTGGTTAGACCAAAGAAAGATAAGAGATAAAAAGAAAGTACCTGCATTTGGAACATCTAACGAAAAGATGGAGATACTATACATTAAGAATTACTTTCCAGGCTTATACTATTATAGTTTACCTGATTGGGTATCTGCAATGCAGTATTCAATAGCAGAAGGTGAAATAAGTAACCTACACTTAAACAATATTACAAATGGTTTCTTACCGGCAGTAATGTTAAACTTCAACAATGGAGTTCCAGCGCCTGAAGAAAGACAAACAATAGAAGATTTACTTCAAGCTAAGTTTACAGGTACGGATAACGCAGGTCGTTTTATGTTATCATTCAACGATGACCCTGCTACTAAACCTACAATTGATATAATTCAAATCGATAACTTACATGAAAAATATCAATACGTTGCAGAATATACGCAAGATAGAATACTGGTTGCTCATAGAATTACCTCACCATTATTATTTGGTATCAGAACTTCTAACAATGGTTTTAGTTCTCAATCAGAAGAGATGATGACAGCATTTAGTATTATGCAAACAATGACTATATCACCATTCCAAAACCTTATCTTAAATACATTAGATATGGCTCTAACTGATGGTGGATGGGATGATACACAATTATACTTTGACCAATTAACTCCATTAGCAATTCTTTCTCAACAGGCAGAAGATACTGATAAGACAATTGCTGAAGTAGCAGATACAACAAATAAGGAAATGGAAAATCCTGCAACTACTGAAGATTCAGCAGATGCAAGTGTACAGGAAGCAATACCTCCAACAAAGGATAACCTATCAGCAGAAGAATTTACATTAGTAAGAACTACTCAACCCTTTTTCAACCAAGAATACGAAACATATAAAGATTAATTATGGCATACGCACTTTTTATAAACCGAAACGATATAATCAAAAATACCCCATTACAGGGTGCAATTGATGCAGATGCTCTTTTACCATTTTGTAGAACTGCACAAGATAAATACTTAAAGAATTTATTAGGTACTGTACTATTTGATTTCTTACAAGCACGAATTGTAGCAAACACAGTAGGAACTTTATCTGAATTTTATCAAGACCTATTAGATGACCAAATTAAAAATACTCTAATATGGTATGCTTGTGTTGAATACATTCCATTTAGTTCTATTCAATTTAAATCTAATGGTAGTGTTAAACAGCAATCAGAGCAAGGTATAGCCCCATCTAAAGCGGAGATAGATTATCTTTTAGCTAAAGCACAAGCAAACGCTGAGTATTATGCATTAAGATTACAAAACTATTTGATTTCATATAGTAATCAGATACCTCAATACTTACAATCAGTTGGTAATCAAACGCAGATATATCCTGACCAAACGAATCAGTACTATTGTGGCGTCCAACTTTAATTTATAAAATATGGCAAATATAATAATAGCAAATACAGGTACTAATTACTCACTTTACTATAATGTAATAAATTATTTTAAAACAATAATGAGTAACCATCCATCTATTGCAGCAGCTAGCTTTGGTGATGCTGTTAAATTTGATGAAACGGAATTTCCTGCATATCCACTTGCAAGTATTGTTATATTGGAAAGTGATTTTGGAACTAATATAACAAATTATAAAGTTCAATTAATAGTTGCTGACAAAATTAAGAATAAGGATAACGAATCTAATCCTACTACAAATGCACAAATAATTCCATTCTTTGGAGTTGATGATACAATAGATATATGGGCAAATACCCTATCAATAATTAATGATTTAACATCCTATACACAAAGAGGACTTCAAGGGTTTGATATCCCTGATGATATTGTTTGTGTACCCTTTGCAGAAAGATTTGATAATGGATTAGCTGGATGGTCAGCAACCTTTACACTAACTGCACATAATGATAGAAACCGTTGCTTATTTAATTTATATCCGTAATGAAAACCTTATCGGATGTTGCAAAGGTAATTAGGGAACAAGCCCAAACATATATAAAGGATGGATACCCTGGTTGGAAGAAAGCTAAGAGTTCTCCACGTCCAGCTCCATATGTAAGTGGTAACTTATATCGTAGCATTGGTAGTTTTAATAACGACCAGAGGATGATATTTACTCAAAGGGGTAAATCCTTCATCACATTAAATTTTGCTCCTCCTGAGGCTCGTTATGGTGAATCCGTTGAACAAGGAAAAGGGAATAGTAGTGGTGTTGGTCCTAAACCATTTGCTGAACTGGCTGCAAATTCTTCTCAAGTTAAAAAAGCAGTAGCAGAATTTCAACAATCTGAAATATTAGCTATAAATACTGATGTGAAAAAAAGAGTAACTACTATTTTTCAATCACTACAAAATATCTAACCATCCAATACTTTTTTGGAAAAGTTGGTTAATATAGTAAAGCAATAAAAAGAATATGTCTTTATCAATAGTTCAAACACCAGCAACTGCATCATTAGCACAATCGCCAATTATATTTTCAGTACTTGAAAATTCAGCTTCAGTAGCAAATGCTGGTTTTCAATATGTAGCCGATTTATATTATTGGACAGGTAGTTTAACAAACTCATCATCGGTAGCATCTTATACTATGGTTAAGTATCCAAATACTGCAACCTATGGTATCTTTGATTTGAATAGAATACTTAATTCAACACTTACTCCTTTAGCTCAAGCAAACACATCATCAGTTGTTTACTATGCATGTGATTTCTATACGCAATATCTTTCAGGCTCATCTACTATAAGTTATATAACAGGCTCACACCTTAAATCACAAACCTATAAAGCGTTAGATGGTTATGGTATATTCCAAGAACCAATTGGACAGCCTATATATACATCATCAGTATTCTGGCCACTAATGACCGATGGACCGGCATCTCAATCTACATTTATAGATAGTACAGGTTTAGCTGGTGTATATGTTGGTGATACAGGCGGTGGTACTGCACCTACAAAGATTGTTTACACATCTAATTTAGGAACTGCTAATTATAATGTAAGTTCTTCAACAGCAACAACAGGTCAAATATATCAATACCCAATCGGGCCAGCACAAAGTGGTTTCCCACTTTCAACAACTGGTATGACTTACTTCAAAGTTCAACCATATAATGGAGCTACACCATTAGGTAAGCCTATTACTTATACCGTTGATTGTATACAAAAGTTTCCAAATGTAAGAATCAAATGGAAAAATAGATACGGACAATTTGATTGGTTTAATTTTTATATGGTTTCAAGGCAATCATTCCAAACTGAAAAGAAAGTATATCAACCACAATTAGGAACATGGGGTGCTTCAACTCTTTCATATCAAAACTATGATAGTTCAGTATTAAATTATATTGCAGATTCTAAACAATCAATTTCAGTTAATTCATTTTGGATTAATGAAGATTACAATGATATCTTTAAGCAATTATTGGTATCAGATGAGATATATCAGATATATGGTACAGGTGCGAATGATATAAGACCTTTAACGATAACATCACAAAATATAGTATTCAAAACAGGCGTAGTCGATAAGTTAATTCAATATCAATTTGATTTCAACTTCGGACAGAGCTATAAATTAATCATCTAATGGGTGTAACGAGTACTCAAGGGTTTTTATTTCGTTTAGTAGCAAATGAAACTCAATTGGATTTATTTGAAGATGAAGATTATTTAGTTTCAAATAATGCAACTGGCTTATTTGATATTGGTGTTTTGCCATCTGATTATACTCGTCAGATAACTCTACCTGGAACAAAGGTAAATAATGCGTTCTTTGAGCATTGCTATGATATATCAATTACATCTCCATTTTTATTTAGTACTAATACAAAAGTACCAGCTTATTTTGATTTTGGTGGATTGTATGTTTCAAACGGATATCTTCAATTAAACAAAGTAAATGTAATAGCAAATAAGTTTATTGATTCTTATGAAGTTACCATCTATGGTGGACTATCTTCATTTGCAAGAGATATAAACAAATACTATTTAACTGATTTAAGTTCATTGGCTTCGTATAATCATACCGCATCTTACAATAATATTAGTGCAAGTTGGAATGGTAGTTTATTTGGTGGTGATATAGTTTACCCTCTTGCAGATTATGGTAGTGGATATCAATTTACATCAGGTCAATATGAATTATTTGGTATGGATGATATAAATGGTGGATTAACTGTTCAAAACTTCAAACCAGCAATCAGAGTTAAACCTGTATTAGATGCAATCTTTTCAGAAGCAGGATATACATATACTTCAACATTTTTAGAACCATACAATGATTTACCTACTGTATTTACTGTAACCAATAATGGTTCAGGAAATTATGTAATAAATGGAGAATCAAATCCAACATTAACATTAGCAGCAGGTAAAACTTATACATTTAATGTAA